TACCACGGAAACCAACTAAGATAGTGTTTTCAGTCATGTAAGGGTTCTTATAAACAGTGTAACGGCTGTTGAATTGACCAGCTTTCTGTACACCAAATGCATATTCCATGTCTGAAGCTTCACCATTGCTGTTAGCAGCGAATCCAGGGATAGACTCGATGATTGTAGCGATAGTTGGAGAAACTACCATGAAGTTAGCACCACCACGAAGGGTTAATTGGTGAATCTTGTTGCTTAACTTTTGGATCTTAGTACCAAGAGTTTGAAACCATTGACCTTGAGTATTATAGAATCCTAAAGTTGAAGCTGGAGGAGTATTAGCATCTAAAGTAACATTGTTAATAGCACTCCAGTACTCAACGTTAGTTGAAGGAACATCAGCAATCAACATATCAAGGATTTCGAGATCGATTTCCAATGAGATGTACTCACTCATGATGTTAGTCAATTCAGCTTCAGCATCTAAGTTTTGGTATGCGTTCAAGTCTTGAGCAAATTCAGGAGTCCATACAGCCTTTAACTTTTTAGTCTTAGCAGTGATGGCTTGAGATTGCATACTAATGTTAATTTCTGGGATAGAAATTGTAGTGGCTGATTGAGCGTTTGGTACTGAGAATGAAGGGGCTGAAGTATCTTCAAAGTCACCACGGTATTGATCAGTGGTTTGTTTGTTGTAGAATACAGTGTAAGCTTGAGTTGCAGCTACAGCTGTAGAAGCAGTAACAACAAAAGTAACATTTGTACCATTGTATGAGTGGTAAGCTGATAAGTTCATAGCTGCATTTACACCTGAACCGCTAACAATAAATCCACGAACTGCTTCAGTATCAAAATTTGGTAATTTAGTACCTACAATAGTAAAGAGTTTGATTTCATTACGAGCAGCTGAAGCTGATAATGCTGAATCATATCCTACTGTAGCCCAAGAACCTGAAGAAATTGCTAAGTCAGCTGCTGAAGCACCAATTGTAAAGGTATTTGCAGATGAAGTTTGGTTAGTAGAGTAAGTGAAACGACCAGCACCATATAAACCACCATCAGGAGATGTGTTTGAGAATGGATATTGACCGCTAGCATTACGAGTACCGTACATAGAGTTACCTGAAGTGAATGGATTCTTAGTAGTACCATATTGGAAATCTAAGAAGAATACAAGACCTGAAGGCAAGTTCATTGGTTGAACACTAACGAATTCTTTCGCAGCGATTTGACCAAATACCTTACGTACTAAAGGAAGTGCAATACCAGCCCAGTTTTCACCGTTTGTACCTGAAGTGAAATAAGAGTTAGTACCTGTAGCAGAAGATTCTACTACTAATTGCTTTGCTTGGTTTTCCAACATCAAAGCCATGTTGTTCTTGTTGATGTCCTCACCAAGACCTTCTAAAAGGCCGGTTTTTTCCCACTTGTTGGCTAATTTAGCCGCATCACTCTGAAGTGATCTCCATGGGTTGGCAGACTCAACTAATTGTTGAATTGTTTCCATAATTTTAAAAAAATTGATTTAATTGTTAATGTTAATTTTTACTTTCTGAGGCCTGCGATCTTTTGCATACGTGCAAATGCTTCATTGGCTTCAATAATTGGTTGTTTAGGGGTAGCAGTACTAATTGTTTTAGAAGCTGATCCTAATGATTCTTTAATTGGATTCTTTTTAGCTGTAGTGGCTTTTAAAGATTCAGTTAAAGTTTCGAATACAAGCTTAACTTCTTTAACAGTTTCTGCTTTGTCAAACGTGTTTAAAACCTTGATTTTTTCTGATTCGGTAAGATTCTTAGCTTTGAAGATTTTGTTAGTGTAAAGAAGCTTAGCATTTAATAGATTAACTTCGTTGAGTTCATTGCGAAGCTCATTGATAGTTTCTTCCATTTCTTTGTTTGTAGCTTCAGCTTCTTTAACATCTGAAGGGATTTCTACTTTTTTATTACCAATTCTATCTTTAACTTTTTTAATTAAATTAGCTACAGAAGGTTTAAAAAATCCAAGAGCAGTAGCAATAAAAGGAGTAGCTGCTATAAACTGTACAACTCTATCAGGATTCATTCCTGTTTCTTTTGCTATTGTTAACACAAGATTTAATGTTTCAGGATCTAAATTTCCTTCATTCACCATTTCTTCTTTAACTTCTTCAGAATCCATTTCAGCAAGGAGTTCTTCGAGATTGATGTCTTCATCAATGTCTTCAGCGTCCATGTCTTCCATGTCTTCCATTTCTTCTTCTTCACCTTCTTCTTCGCCTTCACCAGGCATAAGCTTACCAGATGCGATCATGTCATCAATGACTTGCATAACAAGCTCTTCAATTTCTTCGTCAGACATTTCTTCAAGCATTAGATCTTCATCTAATCCTTCTTCATACATGCCTTCTTTTTCCATTTCAGCACCTTCATCAGTCATTTCTAACTCGGCAAGAATTTCTTCAAGATTAAAATCTTCTTCTAATCCTTCTTCTTCCATACCGTACATTTCATCAACACTCTCTTCTTTCATTTCCTCTTCCATCTCTAACTCGTTTAGCTTTTCAGCAAACATAGCAGTGAGTTGGGGAGTAAATGCTTCTTCAAGAGCTACTTTTGCGCTTGCAATTGCTGTTTCTCTAATGGTTTTAGCATCAGCAATGCATTCTTTTAGCATTTCTCTGTTCATTGTCCTCAAATAATTTTGTTTTGGAAATACGTTTAATAGGAAACGTAATAGATTTATTAACTAATTAATGCTACATAAGGGAAAAGGGTAGCATATTTGAATATACATATATATGGATCTATCAAAAATTACATTTTAGTAAAAAGAAATGCCTCACTTTTGTGAGGCATCAGTCTTAAAATGCTATTTTAAGAGGAGTTAAAATATTGGGCATGTTCCATTAGCACAAAGTATGTCTGTGATAATAGAATTTACTTTAATATATTGATTATGCTGTTGAGGTGTTTTAGATTCATTCATCATACCTTTTTCTTTCATATATGAGCCAGGGTTTGATGGAGTAGATACAAAGTCCCAGCATAGTAGTTCAAAGTCATCTTGTACTTCCATTAACTCACCCATTTGCTTTAATGAGCCCATCCCACGTGATGATACACCTACTGGGATGTTATTTTGAAATAAAGCAGCTAATATGTTGCCTGAAGGTGTAGGTAGGATTTCTATAGCTCCCATTACATGGTCACCATCCCACCATATTTTTTTAATGTTATGAGAGACATTTTTTAGGTTAATAATAGAGGAATCAGGATGATCTAGTTCACCTAATGCTCTATTTTGTTTAACACTATCCATATACTTATCAATTTCTCTATCCCATAATTCTCTTGAGTAATAACGACCATTACCATTTTTTACTTCAGCAGTGGCTAATATTCCTTCAACTAAAGGGTTACCAGTTGAAGATTTTCCTTCAACTAGTTTAATAGGTTTAGCTGTAAAGGTTTGGGTTTCAATAAGTATTTGTTTCATAATTAACCCTCAAATTTTTGAGTTAAATGTTGCTCAACTTTGTTTTTAAAACGAACATAATTTTTAGGATCTATTTGTTTTAGTGCTTCTAAAGCTCCACTTACACTGCCTGTTTTATCATATAATTTTTCAGCAAATGTAGTAATTCTATCAAATCCTTTTTCATCTTCTGGTTTTAGCACTTCATCAACACCTTCAAATTTTTGAGTCAAATGTTGTTCTAACTCATCTTTATATTGAATAAATTGTTGTGGTAAATTAGCTAAAACATCTTCTACACTACCTACTTTATCATATAAATCTTCAGCAAAATCAACTGCTTGACTAAATGCCATTTCATCTTCTGGGGTTAAAGTTTCTTTTAAGTCTGAAGCTTTTACCCATGAGTCTGGGCGGCCACCTTGTTTAAGGGATTTTATATAAATTCTATCATCAATAAAACGTGTTATTTTATATTTATCTCCTTTGTATGTGACAGTATCACCAACTTCAAATTCAGTTTCACTAGCTTCAGCTAATACTTCTTTAACTAACAAATATATTTGAGAGCGTAATACTGATTCTTTTAAATCACCATAGCCTGAAGCTTTATGTTTGCCTTTAGCTTCTTTTGGAGTGCCTAAACCAGGTGCCTCGGTTGTGTAACCTACACCTTTAACACCAAATTGACCATCTTTAACATAGTGGCTAAGATCTTTAGCTAAGTTTTTAGCTACAATAGCTTTTAACTCATCAACATCCTTATCTTTATTCTTTTCATCTTGCATTTCAGTGTAAAATCCTTTTAAGAATTCTTGACCAAATATATTATCATAGTTTTTAGCATCTTTATAGTCATAACCACGTGTTGCCATGTCAGTTACTTCTTTAGTAGTTTCTTTTTCTTCAGCTTTAGCTTCTTTTTCTTCTTTAAGATTAGTCATATTCTCATTAAAGATAGAATGCCAATCTTGTTTTTTACCGGTAGTGACTAAACCACCTATACCTTCAGATAAGATACTTTTATTTTTTAATACAGCAATAGTATCATTATATGATAATACAGGAGTAATAAGGTCTGGGAAGTTGTAGCGAGCAAGTTTCATAAAGTATGCTTTATCGCCTTTGCCTTCTTTAATAAGGTTATATTGTGTTTGAAGTGTTTTCATGTTTATGTAAATAATTTTATTGCTCTATCAAGTATTGAAATAGCTAAATCAGTACCATATACTGATTTTTTTTCTGGTG